TAGGAATGGACTCTTGACTTGCGGGTTGCGCTTATCTGAGCGAGGCCGGGACAGGATCATGTTCCACGTATCAAGAATCATTCAGGAAGAGCGAGTTGCAGTAGGGATAAATTTTGAGAAAAAAGCAGAGGAAATCTGATAAACAACAAAACAGAAGGAGAAAAATTATGACGATTCAGAAAATGACGCTGGTTCGCGGGATTCCGCCATGCTTTTGCATGATCGCCCTCGTGCAAGGGGAGGCGTTGCTGCAGAACGAAGACCGGTTCGGGAAGTGCGGTAAGCGCATTTACCAGCCGGAGAAGGGAAATTTCCCCGGATGTATGCGGCTGTATATCCGGGAGTTTCGTGAGGCGACGCCTGCGGCTTTCATGCACGTGATGAGTGTGCGCCTTTTTGATGGCTTGGCGGCGCAAACTGCAATACTGAACTAAACAGGGAGGTGGTATGAAACAGCTTTTTGATCGGTTGGCGCAAGCAGTGAAACGGTTCCTGCATTGCAGGCGTGTACGGCATTACGAATGGAAAATCGAACCAAGGGAGGACTGAGACATGAATGGATTTTTTATGAGGGCAGTCCGGGTGTTGAAGTACCGTGTTATCCATCGTGCTCAACGGTATGGTGTGCGGCATTCGTGCGGATGGATCGAGGCTGAGAGGATTACCGGGGCTACGGTTGCTGAGATTGAGGAGAAAATCAAGGAAGTTTTTGCTCCTGTAGTTCACGGCATGAGCATTGATCGCATATCGGCAGGGTTTCGCCTTCCGGAAAACTTTGGTGATTTCATGCGGGATTATCTGCGCCAGGATTGCTCGATCATCGACCGGTCAACAGGAAGATCGGCGGAAAAAAAGGGGTTCCGCCTGGTTGGTTTGCTCGGGGGTGGTTTTGCGAACGTTAAACAGCCAGTACGATGCCGTTGACAGTTGAACAGCTCCCGAAAGCGGTTGAGCAGCTACTTGAAAAGGTTGAGTCCATGCTTCAGAAGGTTGAAGCAATTGTGCGGAGGTGGGATGAGCGGACATAAAAAAAGCGAGTTCGAGGCTGGTACCCAAGAACTCGCTCCAATAGTAACTCTTAATCGAAAACAAGGTACGACAATGAAAGTGGTGAAACAAGACCTGTTCACTGAGAACATGAGGAGTCTCGGAATGGATCCTGCTCTTGAGATTTCTTGCGAAGCACGGGCTGCACTCAATGAGCCCTATCCCTATCCAGTTAAGCAGGGCGCTACATGCGAGTGTGAGGGGGAACAGGTGGCGGTGACAGAGGAACCGGCGAAAGCAAATCCTCTGGCTGATTTGGTGAAGGCTGACGGGAAACTCTCCCTGGTCGATATGCTCAACCTCTATCGTGAGATCGAGGATGCATTGATCGAATCGGGCGGACTTGCTGAATTTGGTGACCAGCTGGCGAAGATCGAGGGCAAGATCGAGCAGAAGCTTGATAACTGCAAGGGGCTGATCGATTACTGGAAGGGGCAGATAACGTACCTGGACGATAAGGAGAAGATGTACAAGAACCGGAAAACCGGGATCAAGAACGGGATCGAGTGGATGAGGAACAGGATGAAGGCGGCATTGTTTGCGACAGGCAAGGAGAAGATCAAGACGACGGAGGGAACGTACTATTTCATCAAGCCGAAGAGCCCAGTGCGGGTGATGACGGAGTATGTGACGGAAAAGGATTCTGCGGCTTTGCAGAAGCTTGGTCTGAAGCGGCACAATGTTGTTATCACGATCCCTTCGAAGTTTGGCGGTGAAGTGGAGCAATTTGCTGGGGAGTTGAAGCAACGGTTCCCTGGGCTAACCGTGACCGTGACCGAACCGTTTTATGACCTGGATGGCATTCATGCCCGATGGAGCAAGGGGAACAGGCGGTGGCCGAAGTGGTTGGATACTGCAGAGAAAGGTTTTGCAATTCGATAATCGAGAGGAGGAAAAATAATGGCAGAGTCAAACGCGATGGTTCAGCAGCAGCAGGGGGGCATTATGACCCCCGCAGCTGTGCAGCAGGTGCAACAGCAGGTGAACCTGATCCAGCACCTTATGAAAGACGTGATGAAAGACGGTGAGCATTTCGGAGCTATACCGGGATGTGGCGATAAACCGGCGCTGAAGAAACCTGGTGCTGAAAAGATCATGTTCGTGTTCAATTTCGTGAACGAAGAGGAGGTGCAAAAAGCCGACATGGGCAATTACCACCGTGAGTACGATGTGAAAACGATCCTCTACACTCGCGATGGCGTGAAGTTGGGTGTGGGTGTCGGCAGCTGTTCGACTATGGAAGGGAAGTACCGTTTCAGGACAGGCGCTGTTGAGTTCACCGGTCAACCGGTACCGAGAGACTACTGGAACGTGAGGGGAAGCGATCCGGTAAAAGCTCAGGAGATGCTTGGAGGTAAAGGCTTTGTAACCAAGAAAAATGATGATGGGCAGTGGGAAATAGCTATGCAGGGGGCAAAGGTCGAACACGATAATCCTCCGGACTATTACAACACTGTCCTCAAGATGGCCAAGAAACGTTCCCTTGTTGATGCCGTTCTAACTGTTACGGCAGCGTCCGACATTTTCACCCAGGATATTGATGATAATCCGGATTTGTATGGTAACGGGAATAGGAATGTGGATGCAGATCCAGCAGGAGATGCCGGAGGTGCAAAGAAGCAGAAGGGCAAGCAAACCACTCCAGAAAATGTCAAACAGCAGAAGAAACCGGCTTCGACGGAACCGATGATGATTCCCGATCAGGAGCGGCTTATTCGGGCTTTGTTGAAGGATGCTCACCTGAAGAAGGAGGAGATTGCGCGTGTCAATGCCGATCTGGAACATGGATTCACACAGAAGGTTGCCGATGAATGTATTGGGTGGATGATCGGGAATATCCAGAACAGAAGGCCTGATGCGAATGATATGCTTCGTGAGGAGATCGGGAGGCTTTCGAAGGATGAGGCGTTTACGGAACAGGAGCGGGAGGCTATTGTGTTTGAGCTGACGCTGCCACTGTCGGTGAAGCGGGCAAATGCCTGGATTGCGAAGCTGAACGAAAAAATCGCTGAGAGGGCGTTTACCTCTGGTGGTGATGATGATGGACAGGGTGTGCCGGCAGAGAGCGTCTTTGAGGATTATGACGAGTCACTGTTACCGGAGGCGATGCGATGATTAAAAGGAAAACGATGTGGTTTGATCTGGAGACAACTGGTACCGATCCCAAGTATCACGGGATCCTGCAGTTTGCCGGTATGGTTGAGATCGATGGTGAACTTGTTGACCGGCTTAATGTGAAGATGCAGCCCCATTCCGGGGCTGTAATCGAGAAGGATGCTCTTCTGGTGAACGGGATTACTGTTAATCAGATTTCGGGGCTCATGCCTCATAACGAAGGGTATCAGCAGATCCTCGGATTTTTCGATAAGCATGTGTCGAAGTATGACAGGGGTGACAAGATGTATCCTGCCGGGTTCAATGTGCGGTTTGACCTGGAGTTCCTACAAGAGATGTTCAAGCGGTTCAACAGGTACGGCATTGGTTCGCACCTGAACTGGCGAGCTGTCGATCCGCTCCCGCTGTTGTACATGCTTGATTACTCTGGGAGGATATCGCTTACGAACTACAAGCTTTCGACGGTTTGTGAGTATTTCAGGATCCCTTTCGAGAAAGCGCATGATGCACTCAATGACGTGATGGCGACCTATGACCTGACGAGGAAGCTGATGCGGGAGTACGGGCTGGAGGGGCAGGGATGAATTATTCGGTGAAGAACAAGCAAGGGGTGTTCAAGGCAGATACATGTGATCATGTCATCGTTATGGCGACTCGTAGCGTTTACGCGGAAACATGGATTGCAAGAACGCCGGAGGGCTACTATCCATCAATGACTTTGCAAGTGAGGAGTCGAGGGAGCGCCTATGGTCCATCAAAGAAGTTTTGCCCGCTTTGCCCGACAAGGGAGGATGCTGAGGAGCGTTTCATTACTGATGCTATCAATCAGCTTATGACATTTATCACGGAAGAGGTCAGAGGATCTGTTGCTGAGGATGCGAAGGCACTTGTCAAAGCACTACAGGATCATAAGCGGATCAAGAACCAGACAACCTTACAACTATGATCGGCAAGAATGCAGCAGAGAAGCCTCTCAGGACGAAAAAGAAGGGAGGGAACAGGGTGTTGACTCCGGAGGAACTTTTTCGGCTGAAGCTGCAAGGACGGGCGAACAAGTGGAATGGTGATTGGGCTGAGGAATTGGCAGCTGAGGCGCTTCGGCGCCTTGGTTTCCAGTGTGTGGAACCGATTCAGACGGGGTTTCAGGTTGTGCGCTCTGGCGGCAGGATTACGGGAGCGTTTCCGATGACGAAGGTGTCGGGGGACATCAAGGCGATTGCCCCAGGAGGCCGTTCCGTGCATTGTGAGGTGAAGTATCAGCCCGATCCCTACCAGAATCTGCGATGGAGCATGTTTACTCGCAAGCGCAAGAGCCACCAGATAAAGGCGCTCAATGATACCGTAGCTGCCGGAGGGATCGGTTTGGTGGTGTGGGTGAGAGGTTACACGGAGGCATGTGTGTTGCAGTGGCCTATTGCTGGTTTTTGCCCAGGAAAGGGGCTGAGCTGGGAGCAAGCTTGTTCGGCGACGGTTGAAATCGGGAAGGGGGAAAACCGATGATAAAAAATTTCCCCCGTTTGTATAAATGCTCGAAAAGAGTACACATCGTGAAGGGGGCCCTGGAAAGCCCAAGAGTAACGGGAACAAAACCAAGAATTGACATGACCATCATACCAGAAAGGGCAAACCTACCGACGGCTTCACCGTCTTTCCTGTTACGCCCAATTTCCAGCTCTGGCGTGGTGGTCATGTCTGTTTTTGGACGGAGGTAGATGATGGCCAGGCCAACCAAGATAGGGCTGGATTATTTCCCGCTCGATGTGCAGTTCTCTGATGAGGTTGAGGCTGTTGAGTCAGTGCATGGCAATGATGGGTTTGCGGTCATCATCAAAGCTTGGCAGGCTCTTTACCAAACGGAGGATGGGCGATTGGATTGTTCGGGAGTTCTTCGCCGAAAAACCCTTGCGAAACGTGCGAATATCTCCGAAGAACTATGGATCGAGATCATTGAAACGTGCATCGATGCCGGTCTTTTTGATCGTGGAGAGTGGGTACAGGGCAAAATCCTGACTTCCAATGGGGTGAAAAAGAGGATTGCTCAGGTGATGCATGAGCGTGAAGAAGGCCGGAAAAGAGTGGAAAAGCGCTGGAAAAAGGGTTCTTCACCGAAGAATGATACAGAGCCGGAGAGTTCTTCGCCGAATAACCCTACGGAAAAAGATACAAGTGAAAGTGAAAGTGAAAAGGAAAGTGAAAAGGAAAGTGAAAGAGAAGAAGATCCTTACGGATCTTTTCCCGAAAACTTTCGGAAGTCAGTTTTCCGGGATGAGGCTTTCAGGTTTTCGGATTGGTTTTCCAAAAACCTGAAGCCGGGTTCGGTGAAGGTGACGAAGACGGTGCGAAACCAGTGGGCCTTGGTGTGGTTCCATCTTCGCCAGACCGATAAACGCTCAGACGTGAAGGAGATGACCGAGGCCATTGAGTGGGCTCGGGGTGATCCTTTCTGGACGACGAACTTCAATACCCCGTTGAAGTTGCGAAAGAAGAACGGTGAGGGGATCATGTACATCGACGTGTTCATCGAGCAGTATCGGAAACAAAAACAGCAGAAAAATGGCAAACGTGGTATTACACCAGTTCAGTTCGGCAGTCTCCTGCAGTGGATCGACGATAACCCGGCGCTATCTGCCTGAGACGGGTGAGCTGATGGTTTATGAGGGAGATCGTCTGTCGAAGCGGCATTGTGCTGAACTTTCGATGAAGCTGATTGCTGCGTTTCCGATGATGTCGGAAGCGAAGGTGAGGCTGCTTCTTGAGATGATGCTGGATGATGAGTTCACGGATGTACGGGCCGCTGATGCGGTGAAGCACGTGATCAAGTCGCATATCGCTTGGGGACAGGAACCGCCTATTGGGGCGTTTATCCAGTTCGACCGCCGTGTGAAGGTGTTCACCTACGGCGAGATGTGTGCCAAGTACGATCGTGGCGAGATTCCGAGTGTTCCTGGTCCGGATTACGAACCGATCGATGTTGGCTTGGAGAAACCCCGATGGGCGAAGCGTGAGGATGTGCAGCAGTACAACCTGACGAAGTGGATGGTCAAACAACAGCAGCAGGGAGGACGTTTATGAGAAGTTGCAGGCATGATGCAGAGCCTTTTATCGTGGATGGCGAGACAGTTATCGTAGACCATAAGATGGATTGCTTTGAGGCGAGTCGTAAGCGCAAAGTTGGGTCTTGGCAGGCAATCTGGGCTGGCGGAGTTGTTGTGCATGCGGAAAGCCGTGATGAAGCCGTCCGCCTGATTGAGGACCGTATCAAGCGAAAAAAAGCGCTCAAGCAGCTTGAGGAGTATTTCCTACAGCGGAGGATTCGGAAGGCAGTGGATGATTTGATTGCGATGAGTCGAAAACCGGGTGCGTGAGCCCGGTTCCTCATTTTCCCCGTTTGTATGTTTCCCCCCGTTTCATACCCTCCTGCATGGCAAAGCTCACCCAAAAAAGAGAAACGTTCGCTCGGCTTTATGTCGAGTATGGAGACGCGAGTAAAGCGTACAGAGAGGCTTTTCCGTCTTCTCAAGGATGGAAGCCAGAGAGTGTTCATCGTAAAGCTCATGAGTTGCTGAAGGATGTCAAGGTTTTGGCAAGGATTGAAGAGTTGAAGAAAAGGCGGGCTCAGAAGCTGGACATCAGTGAGAACAGGATTCTTGCAGAGATTGCCGCAATCGCGTTCTCAGACGTTGGAGAGCTTGAAGATGACCAAGGAGGCTTCAAGGGGCTCAAAAGCCTCAATGCTGCTACCAGAAGGGCTGTGAAGAGCGTCAAGTTCAAACGGTACGTTGAGGGAAAGGGTGAAGAGGCCCAGCTTGTGGAGATCACTCACGTTGAGATGCACCCGAAATTACAGGCTCTGGAGAAGATCTGCGAGATCAAGGGAATTACGGCTCCTCCGAAGCAAGATAGGCCAGTGAATGTTACCGTCAACGTTACAGGAAACGCGAATGTACGCACTGAGCATTGACGATGATCTTCAGGTGATCGATTCTTCAGAGGCCGTTGAGGCTGTCGAGGTTGGTCTTCCGTATCGCTACACAGCCCGTCCTTACCAGCAGGAATTGTTCGAGGCGAAGTTCGTCAGGAAGCTTCTGCGGTTTGCAGTTGTGTGGCATCGCAGGGCTGGCAAGGATAAGACCTACTGGCAGATTGCCGTTGCCGCTACACAAGAGCGTATCGGTTCTTACTGGTACATGCTTCCAAAGCAGACGCAGGCCCGTAAGGCGATCTGGAAAGGACGAGGGAAGGATGGGTTGACGTTCATTGATCACATCCCAAAAGAGATCATCAAGACGATCAATAACACGGAGATGTACATCGAGTTTACGAACGGTTCTCTCCTCTACGTTCTGGGATCTGACACGTACAACAACCTTGTTGGCAATAACCCTGTTGGTGTGGTCTATTCGGAGTGGTCGCTGTGTGATCCTGCCTCATGGGATTACATCCGTCCGATTCTTGCGGAGAACGGTGGCTGGGCGATGTTCTGCTACACTCCACGTGGCCGTAATCACGGCTATTCCCTTTTGCAGACGGCGAAGAAGTTTCCTGAACGGTGGTTTTCATCCGTTCTGACTGTTGACGATACCATTGATGGTGATGGTAATCCGATCATCACGCAGGAGATTATCGACCAGGAACGGGCGGAGGGCATGAGCGAGGATATGATTCAGCAGGAGTATTACTGTTCGTTCGATGCTGCCGTGCCTGGCTGTTATTTCGGCAAAGAAATTAAAGCAGCCTACGACGATGGCCGCGTTTGCCGCGTGCCTATAGAACCAGTACTTCCGGTCTATACCTTCTGGGATCTGGGGATCGGTGATGATATGGCAATCTGGCTGACGCAGCCCTTTGGAAAGGAACTTCGGATTATCGCAAGCTACAACAACAGCGGCGAGGGAATGCAGCACTACATCGATTGGCTGCTTGAGTTCAAGAAAAAGCACAAGATCAGGTTCGAAAAGCACTTCGCACCTCATGACATCGAGGTGAGAGAGCTTATGAATGGCAAAAGCCGCAAGGAGACCGCTGAAGAGATGGGGATCGAGTTCGAGACTGTGCCGAGAGTTGCCCAGAAATCAGACAGCATCGAGGCTGTTCGAAGGATTTTTCCCCGCCTGATATTCGATGCCGAGAGGTGTGAGTACGGGCTCAGCGCGATTGCCAGCTATCACAGAGAGTACGATGAGGAGCGCAAGGTGTTCAAGTCACGTCCTGAGCATGATTGGTCGAGCAATCTTGCCGATGCCCTGCAGACGCTTGCCATGGCTTGGGAGGATGAGGTTCCGAAATCTCCACAAAAACAATTGTCCTCCGGCGGCGGGTGGATGATCGCATAACAAACACACAAACCACAATACCAATGTTATCAGGTTCAGAGCCGATCAAGGTTGATGATACCAGCACAACTGATGATTTCCTTCGTGTTGCGCGTGACCGCTACGTGACCGCAACGACGTACTGGCGTGACAACTACCATGATGCGCTGGATGATCTCAACTTTACCTACATCGAGCAGTGGGATAAAGCGACGAGTGAGGCCCGGAAGGATCGGCCATGCCTGACACTCAACAAGCTGCCGACTATTCTCGACCAAGTCATTGGTGATATAAGGCAGAATCGGCCCTCAATCAATGTTCATCCCGTCGAAGCCGATCATCGGGTTGGCCCACAACCTGCAGGGCCACAGGGCGGGCCACAGGGCGGGAGAGTACCGAATCTGGCAGGCACGAAGGATTACAGCGAGGCTGAGCTGCGTAACGGTTTGATTCGCAATATCGAGCAGACAAGCGGGGCTGAGGCGCATTATGATACCGCAGCACAGCACGCCATCGAGGGCGGATTCGGCTGGCTCAGGGTGCTGAGCGCCTATTCGGATGATGACACTTTTGACCAGGACTTGCTGGTCAAGAGCATTCGTAACCGGTTTTCTGTCCTGTTCGATCCACAATCAACAGGTGAGCCGGACTTCTCCTGTGCCAACTGGTGCTTCATTTCTGAGCTGATGAGGCGCAAGGAGTTCAACAAGCGGTATCCGGATGCCGTCCTCGGTGACATGGGTGACCAAGTGATCGGCGAGGACTGGCACTTGTGGTTCAACGAAGACATGGTGCGGGTGGCAGAATATTTCTATCGGGAGCCGGTAAAACGCAAGCTCTTGCTCCTAAGCACCGGTGAAACGGTATGGCTTGATGAGGTCAAGCCAGTGCTTGATGAGCTTGCAGCGCAGGGCGTAGAGGTTCGTAGAGATCGTAAGGTTTCGACATATAAAGTGATGTGGTGCAAGATTACCGGTATGTCGATCCTCGAAAAGCCAACAGAGGTGCCATTCCGGACAATTCCTGTGGTGCCGGTGCTCGGCAAAGAGGTCGTGATCGGCAACGAGGTTCATTACCGTGGCTTGATCAGGTATGCAAAAGACGCGCAGAAAATGCACAACTACTGGATGTCGTCCGCAACAGAGCGTGTTGCCATGGCTCCGAAACAGAAGTATATCGCTGACGCCAAGAGTGTCGAAGGGCTTGAAAATGAGTGGGCCAACGCTAACACCTCCGCAAAGCCTTTGCTTCGATACAAGCACCGGGTTGATGTGCCGCCTCCTCGTGAGGTGCCACCACCATCGATGCCGGCCGCAGAGTTGCAGCTTGCATTGGCCGGTTCCGACGAGATCAAGGCGACGACGGGCTTGTATGACGCATCCATGGGCAATCAGGGCAATGAGACGAGCGGGAAGGCTATACTTGCCCGTCAACGACAGGGGGATCGAGGAACTTTCGCATACATCGACAACCTGAGCAGGGCGCTTCGCCGGGTTGGTAAGCTCCTGATTGATGCAATTCCACGCGTGTACGATTCAGAGCGGATCATCCGCCTGAAATTCCAGGACGGAAAAGAGGACTGGGTGACGATCAACAAAACGGTGATCGACCAGCAGACAGGGCAGCCTGTTCTCATACATGACATTTCTGCCGGCAAATACGATTGCACCGTAAACACGGGCCCGAGTTATCAGACTTTGAGGCTCGAAGCAGCTGATAGCTTGATGCAGTTCGTTCAGGCTGTTCCGGCTGCCGGCGGCGTGATTCTGGATTTGATCGCGAAGAATATGGACTGGCCGGGCGCGGATGAGATTGCAAAGAGGCTGAAGAAGATACTGCCGAATGGGACGCTCTCCGAACAGGAGATGCAGGAAGATGGGATCGAGCCGCCTCAACCATCCCCGGAGGCACAAGCAGAAATGGCGAGAGCGCAGGCCGACATAGCAAAAGCCAAAGCAGATGAGGCGATGGCACAGGCCAAGACCGTGGAGGCACAGGCGAAGATCCTTGAAATTCAGATGCAGGCATCCATTGCTGGACCGGGAAGCATCGAGGAGACGGTGCGTAACCTCGTGGCGGACGCTCTCTCGGAGATTATGCAGTCGCAGGTGGCAGCGTAAAGTATGAAGCCGGGATCCTCTCCCGGCTTTTTTATTGCCAAGAAAAAATTCCCCATTGGTATGAATTGAAAACGGTTGTACGCTTTTCGGAAATGCTACTGGTGGCAGTTCACCAGGCTATTTCCGCAACAAATGCGCAACCGTGATGACAGACAACCAGACCACTCAGCAGCAGGGGCTGCACACAGCCGAAGAGGAGCGTTTTACCGTGACGTTCAGCGATGCTCCTCCCGAAGCGCAACAGCAGGCCGCGCAGCAGCAGGCAGAGGTAAAGCCGGAAGGCGATACCAAGCAGGCTGATGCAGAACAAAAAGGGGACGCTACTCCCTCCCAGGATTCGGCAACCGGGAAAACGGACGATACCTCTACTCATGAAGCCGGCGGCGAAGAGCACAAGCCAAGACTTCAGAAGAGAATTGACAGGCTCACAAAGGAAAAGCACGATCTTCGGCGCGAGAATGAAGAGTTGAGGGCGAAGCTTACCAATGATGCTACTCAGGATAAGGAACCTGACATTTTCGATTTCGACAACTCCGATGATTACCTGAAGGCCGAAAAGGAGTACAAGGAGCGCCAGAATGGTAGTCAGCACGCACAGCAGGCAAGGGAAGCGCCTGCAAAAGAAATTGCTCCCGAGGTTAAGGATGCTATTGAATCGATTCGGGACTCGTTCGATTACGGCAAGCGAAAGTATGCTGATTTCGAGCAGGTGATTAACGCTCAGGATTTTTATCAAACTGATGCGATGCTTTTTGCTGTCGCGGAGTGCGAAAATCCGGAGGATGTAACTTATTACCTCGCTACGCACAAGGATGAGACTGCAAGACTTGTCGGGTTATCCGCAGCTGCACAAGCAAAGGAGATCGGCAAGATCGAGGCGAAACTGAACGCTGCACCTCCGAAACCAACCAAGAAAACAACGACAGCTCCCCCGCCGATTGATCCCGTTGGCGGCAGTGGCGATGTTCCGCGTACGCTCAAGAATGTGGCGAGCCAAGCGGAGTATGAGGCATTGCGCGCAGCTCAGGAAAAGGATGCAGTGCATGACGGGTGGCTGTAATAATCAGGACAACCATACAAATTTTGAATTATGAGTGTACAGGGTGAAGAGGGTAATGTCTTTTTAACCGACGACCTTATCCTGCGCGAAATGTTGAGGATCCTTAAGTCAACTTCTGTTGGCGTTAAAAGGGTCCACAGGAATCTTGAGAAGCATTTTGGCAAGGTTGGCGATACCATTTCCATCGAGAAGCCTTTCAAAACCAAGACCAGTGAAGGGCGTACGCTCTCGATACAG